CGTTTTAATGGTAAGAAAGTGGAATAAAACTTGTTATGCAAGTTCAAATATAATATTTGCAGAGTAAGAGCTAGTGATCTCAAGAGTTCCGGCAGCTCCAACCAGTACGCAATTAACTGCAAAGAAACTGGTTGAGCCACCATCAGATAGCACAAGTCCATGCGAAGCGACAGTCATGGATCCGGTGGCCGGATTGGTCTGTAAACTTCGCATTCCTGTGCCAGGAAGGGAGACACTGTTATACTGGGGGTCTGTTCCCACGAGGAAAGATTCGGCGGCCGAATCAGTCACTGTCACGCTGTAAAAGAACTTCCAGGCTCCTTTGGGTAGCACGAAGTATCCAGGAGAGCCTAAAACAGGCACAATCCCCAAAGTGTTGGAGTAGGCAGTATCAAACTTGATACGTTGCACGATACCATTAGTGAAGCTTTGGGCACTAGAGTTGTAAAACATGCAACACTGGCGTGGTTGTATAGCTGTCGGTATTAGAACAGGAGTAAATAAATCAACAGTGTAAGAAACAAACAACTTGCCAGTTGCATTGCTTCCTGCACAATTATCAGTGGACACGTACAATTTACCACAATCGAATGTCTTGATGTCACCGGCGGCTAGAAAGGCTCTGGTGAATTTCCTGGGACCAAGAGCGTGCATGTCACGCACGCTAAGATTACAGCGAATGTCTTTCCATACTGAATCAACTATGCAGTCTTTGTGATCGACAGCCATGGCTTCAGAAGTTGGAGGTGGATTGCTAGAATCATAGTCCGGGGTCAAAATGATACCACCGGCGGTGGAAGTGGCACAAAAGGGTACATACTCGAACGTCAATTTCCTAAATGAGTACTCGGCGTACTGATTGGCAGTTGAAGACAGCCAGGGAAATGTGACAGCATTACCAGGTTGTAAATCGTAGGTATCCTGCAGGGTCCAGACAGTAGATCCAGATACTGCTCCGTCAACCAATTCACGATGAGTGATTGTGGTACAACCTTTCCTGGTTGTGATCTGGGCAGATCTAGAGATACGAGTGTTGGAAACGGCTACAGGAGCTGTCATAGGGCGTTCGCTAGCCCGTTTGTCCTCGATTGCAGCAGCAGAGGAAGAACGGTAACCTCTGGCAAACTTGCGAACCGAAGAACCAACTGATTCCATGCTTGGCAAGTAGTTGTAAGCAGCATTGACTGCTCTCTGAGCTACTTGCCTCGCAATGGCTGGTGCAATCGCTCTTGCAGCGAGTACCATGTTGTTGTTTCGGCGGCGGTTGTATGGGACTAATTGTTGATTAGGCATAAAACAAGGAGAGAAAAAGAATTTAAAGGAATAATAATTTCGATCAGGGTACCAAGTGACCCCTGACAGATAGGCACTAGTGTAAGGACCTGGGTTGGTCTCGACACACACTAGCCTTTTCGCTGGTACATCCTTAGGTGGTGCCTCCTTTACAGGGGCATCAGCCTTAGGGACAGGGCGATTGCCTGAAGCTCCACGAGCTTTAAAGACCTTCCTACCGGAAGGTGTGTCTTTGGACGTATCAGATTGTGCGTCTGCTTTCGTCGGTGGTGCACCATGCTCAAATTTGCATTTTGAGCCATAGCATGGTTGTTGTTTCACAATATGGTTACATTTGTCTCCAAACCTACAATTACCTTCCTGAATGTGTTTGCACTTCTCCTTCTCAACAGGGGGCTCAAACACTTCTCCGTTAATAACCACAGGGCGTTTAACTTCAGGTGGAGCAAAGTGCATTGCATTACACATTGGAGGTGCTAATATATCTGCTTTATCTTCAGCCACTAAATCCAACCATTGTTTAAACAACCCATGGTCAAAATTCGGTAACAGATCATTTACATAATCCGTCATCCACCCAATTTCGTCGGTATTGGGGTATTGGTCGTGTTCTGGGTAGGAGGAGAAGTAGCTAGCAATTCCATTCTGTAGTTCAGTTTGACCAAACTTTCCAACAACTAACTTAGCCAACGGACCTAAGATAGGAGTGTTGGCATCAGTCAGGAATAGTCCGGTCATCTTTTCGCGTAACTTCTGGATTGCAGTTATATTAGGGGGTAAATTTGTAGTAACATGTAACTTAGCTAATTGTCTAGGGACATCACATATCGAATCTGGGTCACTCCACCAGATATGAGGTCCATACAATCTGCTTAAAAATGTCACAGAATGTGAAAAACGAGGAGACTCGACAATCTCCAATTTCTGGCCAACACTGGCACAGGCCCAAACATAAGCTTCCGGGTTCACATCGGCTGTCAAGCCATCATCTCCACCATAGATGCCTAGACATTTCCAAGCTTCCGCAGCTTCCTTGAACCCATCAGGATATCTAGTAGTGCGGATTGCTTTATAAGCCATAAAGCAGTTGTCTATAGTGTTGAATCCGGATGTTTCAGGAGATCCTGACAGTCGGGAAAACTTAGTTAGGTATTTAATGCCAAACTTCGTTTTGGCACGTTGACATTGTTGTGAGGCCATTAACTCGGCCAGTTCAGTTTTGTAGTCACGGGACACCCATCTCATCATGTACATATTCTCTAAAGTTCTTAAAAACTTGGACACACGTCCATCAAACCTTGACAGATCGGTGTTATAAACAAACTTTGCATATGCACAAATGATTCCCACGCGTGTGGCGATCTCTTTGGGAGTCTTGCCAAACGCGTACCACGGCATTTGTTTTAGTACTTGGTCAACGAACGCGTACATAAACATGGAATAATTGAGCTTATTAACTCCTGGAACAACACTAATGTTCCTAGGATCCTTCACTCCTGAATAGCTCTCGGCTTTTTGAAAACTTTCAATGGGTTCATCTACAGTAAGACTGGCACACATCGAAGCATTATCGAGGATTCTTCTTTGACTTGGTCGGTTTTGCCGTTCATACACTTCATCAACATCATATGGCACACCAGTTCCAGCAATGTCATCGGGTATTAGTAGCTCAATGAACTCATGCATGAGTCTATTATCTAGACTGGTGATTTCTATGTCGTCAGCAGGGCTGACATCTAAAATACGTCCTTGTATAGTAGCTTTGTCATTAGATTTGCTCTTAACTGGCACATAACATTCATTAATGATAGGGCTCATGAATGGAACCATAGAAGGTTTGGCATCCGGGTCATAGGATTTGGGGTCAAATTGGTAGTTAAAAATTGATAGCTCAACAGGAAAAACGGTATCGGGACTGTAATTACTCTTCTTCCGATGATATTCAACTAACACCGTAGCGGCTTCAGTGTCCAATCTAGGGATCACCTGCCTCACTCCGGCAACAGATAGTTCGGTTTTTCCTAACCGTGACACCCCCGCTAGGGTATCATCTTCGCATGCTGTTATAGTGGCTTCAGCATGCCGTCCGGCCACAGCGGTGGACACCATGGTGTTTTGTCCGGACTTTACTCTCAATCTCAAAAACCCCGAATCATAGATTCTTAACCTAGCAAAAGTTTGACCACTTAGAAGGTTAATGTTAAACAAAGGGCAGATGAAAGTCTTCATAGGAGTAAGGCATAGTAACTGATGGTGATTGTCAGTTTGCCGTCTGTCCACATTGTACACGGTCGTTCGGACTCCCAACCCAAACCAAACGCGTGTAGATGCCGTAAGCATATCGCACGAGTAATTCCAAACCGGATGAACATACTCTGAACCTCCAGATACAGAGTACTTGACAGTGTCATCGCTATCGAATGTGAATGAGTATTCACCCTCATCACAAGCGGCACTGCCGGGTTGGAAAGTAGAAATCATGTACGTATGTATGTTAGTAGCTAGGATGTTCGGCATGTCTAAATACATGTCAACATCAACCATAGCTATGACAGAGTCCAGTGGTGGCGCAAACACACTGGATTCGACTCCAATATCTTTTCCCCAGAAATAGGAACGGCAACCTTTCCGATTGTTTCGTATGTCTGCTTTGGACGTTTGCACAAAGTAGGGTTCGACTCCTAACTTTGCACAAATAAGTTCAATGGTACTGACAGACGCAGAACGAACAGATGCGGATTTTGGATGAGTATGATTAGTCGGAACTTGAGGCTTTACGCCCTCACTACTGGTAAACATCTTGCGAAACGTGTTAACATCTATGAGAGGTTGTTTCGTCAGTTTAACTAACCAGGATATGATCATACTCGAGATTGGCCGACCTATTGGGTCAAAGAGGTGCAATTTCCTCAAACAAGTCATGACTAGCGCATAGCACAATAAGCTAGTCACAACGGTAAGGATCAAAAGCACACCAATGTCTGCCCATGTGTTGTAACTGACACAGACAAACCGTTGGTAAGACGGGGAGGAAATTACTTCCCTCACCTCATTGAGGTAAATAGTTAAATCATTGGTCACCATGTAATTCTCGCCGGAGGGTAGGTAGGTTCCTAGCATACCTTCGACATTAGAGATAACATGTGTGGCTCCCCGATACAAGCAACGTCTATCGTACCAGACAATCGGCAGGGGCCTGAAAATGGTGTACAGTCTACCAAATTCAGCAACAATTGGGTCGCACAAAGAGTGCAAAAAATTAGTTGCAAACAGAATAAGCTTATACATATTGTCCACACAAACCAAGTAGGCAATCGTGAACTCATGTAATAAACCCAACACAACTTTAAGAGCGTTAAGCCCTAAAATAAAAGAATGGCTACAGACTACTGCAGCAACTAAGAAATAAGAAGCCGTC